TATCAGCCTCCTTTAGCTGATATGTTTAGTATAACACAGGAGTTTCCAATAGATGCAACTACCAGAGAGTTTCAACTTGACCTTCTCAAAAGGAACGATATCGAAGATTATTATTATTCTCTTTCCGATAATACTTGGGAGCGGATACGCAGGGGTGACATTTTACAATAAGATGCTAAAGACTATAGAAGCAACTGGTAAGTTCAGAGGTATTGAAGACGATATTAATACACTTAAGTTAACTGTTGATGCAATTAGAGAGCGACAGTTAGAAGGTTTAAATACTAATGTTAGGTTACAAGAAAAGGTTGCTGATGCGTATGTGCTTGCAAAAGAAAGCAATGCAGTTGCTCTATCAACGCAAAGAGAACTCAAAGCCACAACAGAGGCGACAAAATCAGAAGTAGAGACGATGATTAGGTCTGTAGAAGACAAGCTCGATGTCATCAAAAGAGCTACTACTAACCCACTAGATAGGAGATAACATGGTTTGGACAGCATTAATTGGACCAGTCGCAGGTCTATTAGATAAGTTTATAGAAGATAAAGACCAAAAGAATAAGTTAGCACATGAGATTGCTACCATGTCAGAGAAACACGCACAAGAGTTAGCTAAAGGTCAACTCGAAGTAAACAAAGTAGAAGCGAGTCATCGTTCAGCATTGGTAGCAGGTTGGAGACCCTTTATTGGATGGGTATGTGGTGTTGCATTAGCATGGCATTTTGTGCTTTCTCCTGTTATAATATTCATAGCAGCGTGGTTTAATGTAACACTTCCTGCCTTACCTGAATTTGATATGGGTAGTTTAATGACTGTATTAATGGGTATGTTAGGTCTTGGTGGACTACGCACATTTGAGAAATCAAAAGGGTTGACTAAATGAGATTGTCACCACATTTCAGTTTAGAAGAACTGACTCACTCCGATACAGCCACTAGGTTAGGTATTGATAATACTCCTACGGTTGAAGTCATCGATAACTTAACTTTTTTAGCAGGCGAATTAGAACATGTACGAACTATACTGGGTCATCCTATGCTTGTTAGCAGTGGTTTCCGTTGTTATGCTCTTAATGACCATTTGGGGAGCAAGCGAACTAGTAGCCACACGAAAGGTTTGGCGGTTGATTTTATCTGCCCTAGTTTTGGCAATCCCCACAGTGTCGTCTCTGCTATCGTTATGGCTAACATAAATTATGACCAAGTTATTTTAGAATATGACAGATGGGTTCACCTATCTTTCCACCCTAACAAACCTCGTAATCAAGCCTTAACTATAGATAAGAAAGGCACACGACCATTTGAAGATACTACTACTTGATATAGAGACATCCCCTAATACAGCTCATGTATGGGGTTTATATAATCAGAATGTTAGTTTGAATCAACTCATGGAATCTAGTTATGTCATGTGTTGGGCAGCTAAATGGCTAGGAGAAAAGCAAGTATTCTTTAGCTCTATGATGGAGACTACTCATCGCAAGATGATAAAAGAGATATACAAGCTATTAGAAGAAGCAGATGCGGTGATACATTATAACGGCACAAAGTTTGATATACCAACGCTTAACAAAGAGTTCTTACTTTTAGGCTTAACTCCTCCATCACCTTACAAAGAGATTGACCTACTTCGGACATCCAGAAGCAAGTTTAAGTTCCCTAGTAATAAACTTGATTATGTTGCACAGGCATTAGGTCTTGGTGAAAAAGTAAAACATATTGGTCATGAGCTGTGGATACGGTGCATGAATAAAGATAAACAGGCTTGGGATATGATGAAGAAATATAATATCCAAGATGTTGTATTGTTGGAAAAGGTCTATGAAAAGATGTTGTCTTGGATTAGAAACCATCCAAACCACAATGGGTTCACAGAAGGTGTTGTATGTCCTAACTGTGGTGGTAGTAATCTTATTAAGAGAGGATTGGCTTGCAATACAAATACCGTTTATCAGAGGCTGCGTTGCAAAAATTGCGGCAAATGGTCGAGAAGCAACAAACAAGTAAAGGACATGAAAAAATTCAAGTCCGCCATCAGCATTTAGGGAGAACTATGGATATAGACGAAATAGCAGAAGTTATGACTGGCAAAATCATAGAAGAAGTTGCTATTACCTATGGCGAAGACACTATGACAATATTTTTATCAGATGGAAGTAGTATAGAAATTGTGATAGACTCTATCTACGCAGACATACCAGAACTAGATGACTAAAAGAACCATTACTCTGCCAGACGGCACAGAAACAGATAATTATAGTCAAGACTACCAAAGGTATTGCGAAGCACTTAATCTATCCAAGAAGAGCCTTATGCAACGCCAAGCATGGCTTGCAAAACTAACAGATGAAGAAAGGGTAGAGAAATTAAAATACTGGCTGAAGTTGCTCTGGGGAAACAAGAGTCTCTAAACACACTTGCACTATTACTAACTAATTTAACACTTGGTATCGTCTTACCAATGATATTCTATTATACGAGTGAATTACTATGCTTGTATATGTGCTTATTCCATCACTAACTATTTATCTGATGCACAAATTCTTCTATAGTGTTAGACTGAACCAACTCTCTATTTTCTAATTCATACAAGTCACACTTGGTAATTAGTTTAGTTCCATCCGACCTTGTTCTTTCAACACCTGTGCCAAAGAATCTAGCTTTATTAATAAATTCATCTTTATCTATCCAGCCACAAATAGTTAGCACCTTGTCTTTCTTATGTAAGCTACAAAATATATATCTATCTACATCATACTTTGCCTGCATACCTATTAAATTATTTACATAATAGTCTTTAGGATAAGATGTTCTTCCCATTGTTTTAACATCGTATGTTTTGTTGTTCACAACTAAATCAATACCACCATCAAACCCACCACTAAAATCAATATCTGCATTTAGTAATTTAGATACAATGTATTGACCAGCTACTCCAGCCCTTTGTTGTTTATCATCTCCATCTGCATAACCTCTATTACCTAGACTATACTTATTGATAACATCATAAGTGTATTGTATGACATCATCTGTTATAGGTATGTTAATTATGCTCCTATCCTCCTACCTACTATAGTCAACAAGTTATCTATTGCTATTTGTAGTTTGTATTCATATAACTGTGGTTTCTTTGTCTTTAGATAACGAGCATAGATAGCATCTTTCTGGTCTTTTGGTAGGCTGTGTATGACTGCATCTACTGTCCTTACATTATCAGCTTCTACATCCTCATACATCTCATCAAACGCATCGTAACTAGATTCTCCACCAGAGGACATTCCTAGAGACTTACTAGGATAACCTAGCTTATGACTGTCAGACTTCATAAATAACTTCCACTTATCTAACAACTCTAATAGTCTACTTATCTCCATGATTATCCCCAGTCGGCACTACTATAATAACTTTCACCATAAGTAATTTTTTGCCCACCATACCCTTTAGATGTGCCATCTTCTATCTTTCTATGAGTTACCCCATTCACTTTAAATATCTTATCCATGTCTTCAGCTTTTGGGTATAGCAGTTCAGCCAGTAAACATTCTTTGACTTTAGCATACATATAAATGCCTTGTTTGTCCTTGTATTTAATGACTGTACCATCTTTAATCAGATAGTGAGTAATGTTATATATAGTTTGATTAGTGACCTTCATTGTTCTAGCAATATTGCCACAAGTCATAGCACCACCATCTAATAACTTTAATAGCCTTTGCTCAAACTCTTCTCTGGTCAGCTTTGTACCATTAAAGGTTGTATAATAATTTACGATAAATCCTCTATTTTTACTTTCCATCTGTTCTTCTCCTTATAAAATCCCCAAAGTTCTATTCGTATTCCAGCTTCTCTCACCTTACCAATATTTTCATGCTCTGTCATCTTTTTTCGTCTAGCAGACATATTAGATTTAGATGTTACCTGTATGGCTAATACTTCATCTCTCCTGATTGCAAGAAAGTCTATAAAGCCCCACAAATCATTCTTCTTACGACTGAATGTATTATACTTCTCTACATTCTCAACCAAATATCCATCATCAGTCAGTCTTTTTCTTGTCGGTATGTTCAGGTTTGTCGGCATCTTTTTTCCTAAATATTCTATCCCAATTATCTTCAAACTTTTTAGGGTTTGGTATTGGTCTTGGACTACTTCCCTTTCCCATAATCAATCTCCTTCTTAATAAAGCCTGATGGCATATAAATATAATCTTCATGCAGACAGCTTGTGTATTCTGCATCTTTATAAAATTCTTGGACATATTGATTGGCTACGGCACAGGAAACAAAGTGCCCAATGTATTCAGGATTGTCCATTGTCATATAAACTATTAAACAATATTCAAACATAATAAAAGAGAAACACCCTAGTCTTTGGAGAGTAAACTCACCATTGCTGGCAAGATTTGGAGGATACCAGAGTGCTTCTCAACAATCCTATACATATTCTAATCTACAGACCCTTCTGTGTCCAGTATAATATTATTGTTTGGATACATTTTATAATATTTCCCTTTAATATCATGCACCATTTCTACTCTGATACTTCCATCACCCTCTTTAAAAAACTGAATAGTAAACCACTCACCCTCAATCGCTATTCTTCTTGTTATCATTCTTACATATTCCATTTGCTGACAAGGTTCTTGCACACCACCATTTACGCTTGTCATATGTATTAGCAGGCTGTTTACACTTGTGGCATACCTGCCCAAAAGTCTTAATCTTCGTCATGCAAAGGGTCATCTATCCATTCATCTGGTGTGATTGGAGATGCTTTTTTCTTATCTAGCTCGTCTGCAAGGTCATTCGCATACCATGCAATTTTACGCAACTCTTGTGCCCATTCGTCTTTATTGCCAAGCCTCTCTGAATACTTCATTAAGTTACCCTTAACATAGTATTTATAGTTATCTCCTAATTTAGCCTTGATAACATCTATGGTTTCTATCCCACCCACTTTATAATGGTCAGGATTTATCATATCAGCCATTTATCCACTCCTCTCTTTTTATCAACATTTTTTCTGCTATGTCCCATGCGTCTTCTACCACCATGTTTGCAAAATCAGGTTTATCACAATCATATCTATTAGCTAAAGCTATAGAAACTTGTGTGGCAATATGTGTAATTCTATCAACCACATCAGGATTCGTATTTGCCCAAACATCATGCTTACCTTCTTCGTCCCAAACATTAAAACTTGATATAAATTCTTTCATGATTGCTCCTCAATAATTAACATACCCTTTTCATAATCACAACTCACACCCTTCGCCTTTGTATAAATTGTTCCATCTATTTGCATCAATAACTTACCTTTATGACATACAAATTTCTGTGGCTCTAAATTTATTGATACATAATACTGTAATACTATACCAATTATTAAAATAATCATAATCATTGGTATTAAATATCTCATTATTTTACTTACCATAAACTAATCCTCCGTTGTTATTGCGTTTCTCCATTAAGCGTATAATTATACTTGTAACAAAATCTATATAGAAAGGATACGATTATGTGGACAAAACCATCAGCAACAGAAATGCGTTTCGGCTTTGAAGTTACAATGTATGTATGTAACAAGTAATTCATACTAAATTCATGGGGGACTTACATCCCCCTGAATAACACTTTCAATTTATTATTAGAACGCTTTACCCAATCCCAATCAAACCTTACCCTCACCATACCTTTCCTGCCTCTAACACCACCGACAGCAACTGCATTTTTAGGCAAATACTTTAGATTCGCTTGTGGTATATAGCGATAAATAAATTTAGAATGGGATGTCATCTTTCATCTCTGCTGGAGATTGGTTACGCTGTGGTGCTTGTGTTTGACCATCAGGTTTAAATAAAGATGCCACTACAGAATTTCCCTTTGTTGCATCGTATGGGAATCCTGCAAGGTTTGCATTTCTTTCTAAAATTGCAAACGCATTACCATCATCTGATTGCATTACTACACCAATATTTGCATATCGGTTCTTTTTATTGCCTTCTACATCTGTATAACTACCATTTGCAACGGCAATATCATATAGCTTTTTAGCCATTATTATTCTCCTTAATAAAATTAACAGTATCCTCAACTTCCGTTAAGAACTTCATTACTTCGTCTTCAAGTAATTTGATTTGCTCATCATTCCACTGTAGTCTAATCACCACCATCTTTAGACTTTCAGGAAACGATGGACAATACGACACATAATCACACCACTTCCTACCTGTGCAAGCCATTTGCCAAAACATCTGCAACTTGTATCTGCTCGGTATTTGATGAGAGATTAATGTTTCTGTGTGGTTCTGTGGTTGTCTGCATTTTATTTCAATTAAACCATCATCACCCACTAAACCATCAGGACTAGCACCTGCCATGTCTATAGTAGGGTGGTCTATAAAACCTACCTCCTCTACATCTGCATACTTAAATACATAGAAGTCTCTAGCCTCATCTTCTGTATCCATGCCATGTTGCATTGCCTGATTAACAAATATTTTTGTTTGTTCACCAGTTAATCTTTCTGTAACCAACTGATGTCTATAGGTTCGTCTATAAGCTGATTCGCCTGATTTGGTAGATGCAACAACATCTGATAGTTTGGATGCTGTAACTTTACCTAGCCGAGCCTTGAACCACTCTTCACTTCTCTGTTCCATCTTTACTCTCCCTAATTTCTTCTATAAATGATTGGCACTTCTTACGAGATTCATTATCCATTTTGTTATAAACTGCTCTAGCACCTTCTATGCCTTGTGCTTTATATACATTCTTAATCAAGTCTAATGGGTCTAAATCTGCTAAATCCTCACCTTGAAAGATATATAAGCCAATACCATGTAATGCAATAGCCTTTGCTAAACATCTTTGCATAGCTGTATTGACTTGCATCGCATCAGGATTCTTAATAGCTTGGTTCTTGTAATTCATCACAGGTAATTGCATAGTCATACTCTTACCAAACGCATGGACTGTGCAAGTCACCATCATGCTGTCATTAAAGATTTGTGGTTCGTGATATTCCCATGTTGCACTAGGGTCATGTTGTAACAAAATGTCTACAGCGTGTGCCCATGCAAGATAGTTAAACTGTCCTTTTTTTTCTATGTATTTAGATACATCTAATACTCTTAATTCTTGAAACTTACTTTTATCTGCCATAATTACTCTCCTGTTGTTCTAATTGTTGCTGATGGTATTCTGCTTCTCTATCGTCCATACGCTGAATACAATCTTTAATATCCTGAATACTATTGGTTACACATAGTTTTTCAAATTCTAGATATTCTAATTGTTGTAGATATTGCTCTTTTGCATTACTCATATTTACTCTCCTTGTTAATATGTAATTACAATATAACTTTATTTATATTGTCTGTCAATACTTTTTTTACAATCATCAAAACCTTGTGTTTTAAAGACTTTTCCGTCTTTAGATGTGGCTTTATAT